TGATAGTCTGGAGACTAGGAGGCACAATAAGCTAATGTCAGATGAACACGATAAGCTAAATCAGAGGAGGTTAGGATGAAAGTTAAACTAGGAAAGCAATACAAGCAAGGCGAAAAAATTCCCCTGGGTCAGTACTCTATAAGCTATTGGAATGATGGGACTGTTACAATCGGCTGTGAGACTAAATATGAATGCGAGTCAGAAGGCAACACATGGGAACTTCTGAATTTCGAGCACCCTTGTAAGCCGAAAGAGCCGAAAGTTGGGGAGGTGTGGGAGGTAAGAATTATCGGAGCAAAAATAAGTCATTTGAGAAGATACCACGGACCCGATAACCATATGAGACAGTTTGATGGGGGAATCGCTGGGTCACCATCACAATATGAATTCATTCGCAGATGGGAGCCTTGCGATGAAGATTAGTTACGAATTCACAGACGAGTCCACAATACGGATCACAATGACCTGCGGTGATGATACCTGCGTCCGCGAGATAGACTTGACCCAGCAGGGTGAGATGGTTAGCTTGTCGGCGAACAGGTATGCGATGGACATGGCTGTGATAGAGGCGGCGATCAGAGATGTAAAGTTTATGTTCGGAGACCCAGATTTTGATGATTTAATTGAAGCCATCAAAGCCCACCCAGACTACAAGGGGGAAGAATGATTAAACTGATCACTGGAATTATGCTGCTCACCTTAATAGGCTGTGCAGACATTGACCCACTCGACCCGGGATACAACGTAGCCCCTATCTGTCACGAGGCAGGGTGTGGCACGGCTTTCGCGGTCTCACCGCGACGGTGGGTCACGGCCCTCCACGTCGTAGACGAGCACGACAAGTACTGGCTGCAGCTCGCTGACGGCGACGTCGAGGTGAGGGTCGTACAGACACTCCCGGCCCGCGACCTTGCGGTGGTGACGACGCACTCGGCCTTGGTCGAAGACCCACTGGATACCTGCGGATCCCCCAGGTGGGGAGAGCACCTCTGCGGTTGCGGCTTCGAGGCGAGCGAGATCCTCGGCTGTGAGTGTGGGACGGTCCTCTCGAAGAGCGGGAAGAAGGCGACGTGGGTCGAGGTAGACACCTACGTAGTCTCCATAGCCTCTAACCCAGGTTGGTCCGGAGGACCACTGTTAGACAGTGACGGCTGTGTTGTCGGTGCCTTGGTCGGAGGGAAGCGTTACTGGAGCTACTCCTACGGGGTAGGCTTGAAAGGAGTTCAGGAATGAAGTGTCCGAAGGACCACGAAACTGTAAAAAAGTTCATGGATAAAATAAAAATAAAGGGAGATGGGTGTTGGGAATGGGCAGGTAGCAGAACAAAGTACTCTAACGGTTCCCGAAAGGGACAATATGGGTATGGTAGTTTCAGGCATAATGGTAAAAACATAGGGGCACACAGAATGTCCCATATGTTGTTTATTGGAGAGATACCAGAAGGCATGTGTGTTTGCCACCGTTGCGATAACCCATCCTGTGTAAAACCAGCGCACCTATTTCTTGGCACAAGGGGTGACAATTTTAGAGACGCCATTAGCAAGGGTAGGGCGAAAAAGCTTCCATGGATGTTTGGGGAGACACACGCTAGCGCAAAACTGACGCAGTTTGATGTTGATATGATAAGACTAGCTCTCAATAGTGGCGTGCCGGGCGTTAAGTTGGCAAAAAAGTACAAGGTCACGCCTAGCCAAATTTGTGCGATAAAAAACAGGAGGTCGTGGAAATGACTACGTGTCCGAATTGCGAAGATGGTGTGGTATCATGCTTGCGTGGAATGTGGGAGTGTCCAGATTGCCGGGGGACGGGAGAGATCCAGGAGGATGACTGGTGGATGTGCGAGCATAGAGAGCTAACGATTAGTTTACCCCTCCAATTTGATTGTGGTGAATTTTGCTACGCAGCTCGGTATTATACTATCGATGAGATAAAACCACTCTACAGAATGGAGAGAGCGAAATGATGAAGCCTGTAATGATTTCACAGTGTTGTGCGAGTTGCGAGCATTGCTTCCGAGCGTACAGGAACTTTGACCTTGTGTGCCGTCATGAGGCTGGGGATGACCCGCTGGATCTCTCCCCAATTACACAGCCCTTCTACGTCTGTGACGCGTGGGAGCTTGCGGGAAAGCTCGAGGACGAGGTAGACGACCTCACGGCCGAGGCTGCAGAGGCCAGGGAGTTCAGCTCATGAAGATGACAATCGAGATAGACACGATGGATGGAGATCCTACCGACGCAATCGAGACGCTCGAAGCCGTTGCGGGGATCCTGCGGGGATATTTTAGGAGGGCCAACACTCCATCGACGGAGCGTGTAAGGGACAGGATCAATGTTGCGTGTACCCAGTTACTTAAGGAAGTAGTAGGATGATCTTCGACGCGAAGAGGGCCTTCGAGGTCTGCGACTGGTTTGCCTACAAAGCCAACGTATCCTGGAGAGAAGACATCCGGCAAGAGATGTTGCTGTACATGTGGGAGCACTGGCCCAAGGCCAGAAACCCCAGGCTCCTCGCCCTCAAGGCGCTCGAGCGATTGGGGCTCTACCGGAACTTCTATCCTCTCCCTGACCATCTCGGGGAGCCGGCCCGTTGGCCAGAGACTGTCGAGCTCCTCCACGATCTCGACTCTTTAGGCTTGACAGACGCAGAGAGATCTGCTATCATTAAGAAATTGAGAGGTGAGCCCCTGGGCAAAGAGAAGAATCGATTGACCTGTGTCCGGGACCGCCTAAGGAGGAGAGGATGACCAGATATGTTTACTACGGACCTGACGAGAATCCCCACCAGGAGCTTGTCTTTTCAGACGACGACCTACTGTGGCTTGGGAGAGCTTTTGTTGGAGAGCATGGGGATGGTAAAGAGGACTGGAAGTTCTGCGGCTATTTCGTCTGGGCAATGATCAATCGGTACCTCCTCCACAGAGGGAACCAGCACTGGCCGTCGTTCAAATACATGCTGCGGGCTTTCTCTCAACCAATCAATCCCCGGTGGATGAAGGGAGGAAAGTTCGTCAAGAAGTATCCGAACTCGAAGATGTGCACGCCACAGAGGCTTAAGCAGAGGGAGGGGTACTGCAGGCTTCAGTGGTTGAATATCCCATATGAAGTCCGTGTTATCCTTGAGTGTTTCCAGAGGTACTCTCCTCCGATTCTAGACATCCCACTCAAGATGAACCGGATCTCGAACTTCATAGCCTCTACCCCACGACGACGGAAGAAATGGCATTGGGGCTTTGACCTCGATGGCAATTGGTATCTAGAAGACAGGAGGCTTCGGCAAGGTGTCGTAGCCATAGATTTATGGAGCGGAAAATGAAGAGTACAAATCTTGACAAATTAACACAGGTCCAGATGCTCCTGGCGAGCAAGACACGGACCGGACAGTCTCTCAAGCTGAAGAAGGCTATGGAGCTCGTCGGCGAGATCCTGGTCTCCGAAGTGCCAGCAAAGCCTGCCGAGCCTGTAACGATTGAGGACGAACGCTATGATAAATCCTAGACTGGCACTCGCCACCTACGACGTCCTCTGTTCGAACGAGGAAGAGAAGCGCATGGTGCAGTTCGTTCTGGATACTGTCTGGGAAGCGATGGACAACACCATTGAAGAGATCTCAAGGGAGCGCGAAGAAGCCTTTGAAGGCCACGAGGAGAACGAGGTCGTACAGATCTATGGAGCTCTTGAGACCGCAGCCTTCATGAAGTTCATGGTGAACATGCGAGGATCCGTCCGAGCGGTCCTGGCCTCCGAGATGACCGACGCCGACTTGCCCGCCTACACCGACTTTGGCTGGGACGACGAGGGTGGGAAGGGGACACTGCACTAATGGGTAAGCATTCAATCTTCGCGCCGTCGAGTTCCAACCGCTGGTTCAACTGTCCAGGCTCCATCGAGCTAGGTGCCCGCGCCCGCGCCGAGCGGCCCGCCGGGTCGGAGTCTTCCCCCGCAGCAGAGGAAGGCACGCGAGCACACGACGAGGCGTCGACGGCGCTGGAGAGTAGCATCTACGAGCTCACTGGGCTGGACCCGGCGGTCGTATACTACCTGCAGCACATCGCCTCTGAAAAGAGGCGGACGCCCCCACTGGCTGAGTTCTACGAGTTCCCCGTGAGGTCGCTGGCCTACCCGGAGATCTACGGGACGCTGGACTATGCTCTCCTGTCTAGGGACAGGCTGGTGGTCATGGACTACAAGCACGGCTCTGGGGTTCTGGTCCAACCAAACTCGAACCAGCTCAAGATCTACGCCTACATGTTCCTGGAGTCTATCAAGCCTATCGCGCCGGCACAGCTGGAGCTGCACATCGTGCAGCCTCGATACAATGGAGAGGACCCAGTACGGAAACTGGTCCTGGATACACAGGACTTCATCGAGTCTTTTGGGAAGGAGCTCAACGAGGCCATGCGGGCGGTCAAGTACTTCCCGGAGTACACGGCCCTCGGGTCGTGGTGTCAATTTTGCCCGGCCACGTCACTCTGCCCGTCGCAGACGGAGAAGTTCAATGAACTCTTCAATGCTGCCGACGCCGACGTGGACCACCTGTCGAGGACAGAACTCGTAGATGTTCTGGACAAGTCTCAATCAGTCAAGAAACTTATCAAGGAGAGCGAGGCCAAAGCTAAAAGATTACTCTCCGACGGAAAAATGCTTGACGGATGGGAATTGCAGGTGTACAATAATGGCAGAAAGAGGTTGAGAAAAACCAAAACAATGGAAGAGTTGAACGACATGTTCGACAAGGAGGAATCCAAATGAGTGAAGGAAAGATCGTAACACCAGTTTTTCGTTTGTCCTGGCCTAAGCTTTTCAAAGCCGTCGGCAACCCAGAGAAGCCCGAGCAAAAGCCTCGGTTCTCTTGCACGATGATCTTCGAGGATGGGACAGACATGTCCAAGCTTGAGGCCGCCGTCGAGGCAGCCATCAAGGCGAAGTGGGGGGATGATCCACCCCGCAAGCTCCGCCGGCCGTTCAACGACGGGGACGAGAAGGAAGGCGCTGAGTACCATGGCAACGTCTTCATCAACACCTGGACGACGCAGCAGCCCAAGCTGCTGAACCGGGACGGTGAGGAGATTATCGACCCAGGGGACCTGTACCCAGGCTGTCTCTGCCGTGCCATCGTCCACACGTACGCTTACGACCAGAAGCAGAACGGCGTGCTGTTCACCCTCCAGGCAATCCGCAAGGAAGGGGACGCCGAGCGCTTCGGCGGGGCAGGCATGACCACCGACTCAGCTCAGAAGGCTTTCGAGGAGGCGTGATGTGGATACGAATCGATAGAGGAATCGCCTTACAGAGGGATAGCATCGTGGTCATCGAGATGGTATGGAGAGATCCAACTGCGACCACGCTTCGTATGCAGAACGGCGCTGTCTATCGAGTCCATCTGTCTTTCCAGGACTTCATGTCTATATTGGTCGCCGCAGAAATTGCAGGGGATCACATTTTAGACTTGACAACAACGTAGCTTTTATGCTACTATAGATAATAGGAGCTCCCATGACGGCTTCATCTCCAAAAAACACCTCCTTGTCTCCTCCCTCACCTCATGGGAGCTCCTTTATCACTATTGACTTCGAGACAAGGAGCGAATGCAACCTGAAAAAATGTGGCGCTTGGGTCTACTCGAAGCACCCAAGCACCGAAGTGCTCTGCATGGCCTACAAAATCGACGACGGCCCCACGAGGCTGTGGAAGCGAGGGGACTTGTTCCCTCTCAAGCTCCGTAAGGCCCTCGAAGATGGGGCCATTGTAGAAGCCCACAATGCCTTCTTCGAGTACTGCCACTGGAACAACAAGCAGACCTCCTGGCCCAGTCTTGACTGGAGTAGGTTCCGTTGCAGCGCCGCCAAGGCAGCCCGCTATGGCCTGCCCAGGAAGCTGGAGACCCTGTGCCAAGTCATGGACCTTGGCATCAAGAAGGACATGGCCGGCAATCGTCTGATGCTGAAGATGTGCAAGCCGAGAAAGCCTACGAAGAACAACAGAGCCAAGTGGCACGAAACAGAAGAAGATCTGGCACGATTGTACGAGTATTGCGTCAAGGACGTTGACGCGGAACACGCGGTCTCGAAGGCCCTTCCCGAACTATCTGCGGAAGAGCTTAGAGTTTGGCAGCTGACAGAGCGCATAAATACTCATGGACTATACAGTAACGTCGAGTTCGCTCGGAAGGCCATCGAGGTCCTAGACCACTCGAAGAGTGTAGCAGATGCTCGCCTCCAGGAGATCACTGGAGGGGCCGTTCGCTCCTGCCGGCAGGTGGCCGTGCTGATGCGCTGGCTCCAGGGGCAGGGTATCCAGATCTCAGACATGACCAAGGCCGGCGTAGAGAAATCCCTCGACGGGCTGGAGCCGGGGCCGGCCAGGGAAGCCTTGGAGCTCAGGCAGGTCTTCAGCCGTGCGTCGGTTTCCAAGTACGAGGCGATGATCAACCGGGCGGACCCAGAGGACAACAGAGTCCGGGACCTCCTGCGGTACTACGGAGCCATCACCGGCCGGTGGGCCGGCCAAGGTCTCCAGGTCCAAAATCTTAAGTCACTCCGGGGTCAGGAGATGTCAGACATAGATGACATCGTAACGGCCCTCGACTCCGGAGTGACCTCCTTTCTGGAGCGCTTCCCAGATCCCACTGGCCCGCTCTCCCTTTGTGTTCGGCCTACTTTGTCTGCCGAGCCTGGGAAGATCTTGACCTGTGCAGACTACAGGCAGATTGAGGCTCGAGTGCTCATGTGGCTTTGTTGGAACGAGAACATGCTGCAAGCGCTCCGCGAGGGCCGCAACATCTACTGTGAGATGGGTGCACAGATCTTCGGCCGGGAGATCACCAAGGAGGGGGATCCCCTTGAGTACAAGATCGCTAAGGCCGCAGTGCTCGGTCTAGGGTACGGCCTCGGAGCCAAGAGATTTGCTGAGGAGACTGGTGTGGAGCCAGACCTCGCCGAGCGAGTTGTCAACACCTTCCGAGAGGGAATCATCGGCCCATTCTGGAAAGACCTTGAGCAAGCCTTCATCGCCTGCATAGCCGGCGACGGCAGGAAGTTCTCTCACGGTGTGCTGACCTTTCGGAAAGAGTATCCCTTCGTCTACGTAGGACTACCAAGCGGGCGGGAGATTGCCTACTTCAAACCGGAGATCCGGATGGAGGAGACCCCCTGGGGATCCATGCGGCCGAAGATTTATTATTGGACAGAGAGCTCAATCAACCGCAAGTGGACGCAGGTGTCTACCTGGGGTGGGAAGCTCTGTGAGAACGTAGACCAGGCCATCGCCCGAGACGTCATAGCCTCGGCGAGCCTGAGAATTGCCGACCGAGGCGACCTCGGCGACATCGTCCTCAGCGTCCACGACGAGCTAGTCGTCGAGGGCGAGTGGCCTTGTCTTGAGGAATTGATCGATGAGATGTGCCGACCCCTGGCCTGGGCACCGGGCTTGCCCTTGGAAGCAGAAGGTTGGGTTGGTAGGAGGTTCAGATGACCTTAGAGAAAGAAATCGAGAAGAAGTTCGTAAAGAAGGTGAAGAAGGACTTTGGAGCGAAGGTAGTGAAGTTCAAGGATGCTGCTCAGGTGGGTGGTCCGGACAGGCTGATCCTCCTGCCGGGGGCTAAGGCTATGTTCATCGAGATGAAGAGACCGGATGGTATTGTGAGGAAGCCGCAGTTTCGATATAGAAGGGAACTCCTCGCGCTAGGCTTTCCGTCCTACATCTGCGATTCCTGGGAAGAAGCATACGAGAGAGTGCGAGAACATGCCTAGTCTCAGGGAGTACCAAGAGGAGGCTGTAGGGTTCTTACTACCCCGACTTCACGCCGCTTTATTTCTTAATCCAGGGATGGGAAAGAGTTTAATTATCCTGGAACTACTTAACCGCTTACGATTTCGCGGCGTGAAGCGGGTTTTAATAATAGCACCTATTCGCGTGTGTAAATTCGTATGGCCGGCAGAGATCCAGAAGTGGGAGTATCCTTTTACGAGTACAGTCCTACACGGGCCAAAGAAGACGGTCGATAGGGGGTCAAAAAGACATGGTATTACACATATTGACCTCATCAACCCAGAGGGGTTGAAGTGGTTCTTTGACCAAGAGCTCCCAGAGTATGATGCTCTCGTTGTCGACGAAAGCAGTCTCTTGAAATCCCCAAGCAGTAAGTGGTTTAAACTCTTGAAACGAGAACTTAACAGGTTCAATCGCCGCTACATCATGACAGGTACCCCCACCCCTAGATCTCTGCAGGACCTCTGGTCACAGATCTTTATCTTGGACAAAGGAGAGAGACTTGGAAAGTATATCACCCACTTCCGCAATGCCTATTTCTACCAAGTCATGCGAGGGAACTACTTCGACTGGAAGCCTATCCAGGGTATGGAGGACGTCGTGTATAAGAGGATTGCGCCGATTGCTCTTCGCCTGGATGCTGAAAAGCTCATCGATCTGCCAGACCTTCTCTATAATGACATTCAGATCGAGCTCCCTCCCAAGGCAAAAAAGGCATATATCGGTATTCAAAAAAGTCTCTTTGCGGAGTTGGACGGGGCTGAGATCTACGCGGACACCGCAGCTTCTGCGTACGGTCTCTGTTGTCAGATGGTTGGTGGGGCGATGTACCATGAGGGGGGTGTTCAGGTTCTTCACGACGAAAAGATCAAAGCCCTCAAGAGCCTCGTCGAAGAGCTCAATGGGAAGCCTGTTCTCATAGCCTATCGGTTCAAACATGAGCTCGAGAGGCTGCAGAAGGCTTTACCCGACAATCGGGCAATACATGGTGGTTCGTCGGGTAAAGAGGATGCACAGACGCTGTCTTCTTGGAACGCTGGAGAAGTCCCCGTGCTGCTTGCACAGGTTCAATCAATTGCTTTTGGGTTGAATATGCAGGGAGGTGGCTGTGCTGACGTGGTCTGGTTCTCTTTGACAGATGACTTCCAACTATATCAGCAGCTCAATAGGAGGATCTACCGGTCAGGGAACAAGGCGAAGAAGGTGAGAGTGCATCGCCTGGTGGCGAAGGACACTGTAGATGAGATGATAAGCAAACGTTTATCTTCGAAGGACGAAAGACAGCGTTCGCTTTTTGAGGCTTTACAGGCTTGGAGGAAACATGGGAGCAATTAGAGGAATATGGGTTCCACACGAGGAGACGCGGGAGACACTTCAGTTTGCAAAGTCTGTTCTCCAGATGTTGAGGCAGCAGGAGGCAGTTAAGATCACGAACCTAAGGAGGGTCGACGGAGATCACGAGAGGATTGACGTCTTGACCAGCCGCTGGAACTACGAAAGCCACAAGTTCTGGGACGTCCCGGAAAAGGTCCATCAAGTCCTGCACGACCTCTGGACCCTCGAGAAATCGAGAGACCTCGAGATCACTTTCACTTTTACTGTCTAGCCTACCAAGCCTGTCAAGACTGCAGTGAGCGCACCAGCTAGGGCGACTCCTGCGGATACCAGCAATCCAACCTGTTTGTTCGAGAGACTTCCTCGGCTGTGCACCTCCTTGACGTGCTTCTCGAGTGCGCTGGACACGGCAGACAAAACGTCCTCTTTTGTTGCTAAGTGAGGAACCTTTGTTTCGAGGTAGATTTTGATTTCGCTGATTTTAAGATCTAGTTCTGGATTCGTCATGTCTTTACCTGTTGTTCGCTCTCGGTAGTCTGAAGAGTTGTCCCTCGAGGGTCGCTCCCCCCGCATCTGGTTCAGGCGCAGTCCAAATGTCACGGCCGTCGAAGGTGAGGTTGCCTTTGTCAGACGTTGCAAGTCCGCCTGATTCTCTAGGATTGACTAAGAAATAACTCGACACTGTTGAAAAGTCAACAGCAGTAAGGGCACCCCCTGAGTCTTCGAGGATTAAACAAGAGGCAGGAAATTTGTACACAGCGCGAAAGGCGTCACCGCCAGTTATTGCTCGGCCTAAGATGAAAAAATTCAATCCGTCAAAAGTTACATCGTAGAGGGAGACGGGGGATTCTATGTCTGCAGAGCTGGTAAGGTCTAACGCTTCAGGGTCGGAAGTCAACCCAGCCTGTACGATCTTTCCACTACTTGATGCGTTCCAGAAAGATACTAGCACGTCTGTGGCGGGACAGATCAGATTCGTTAAACCAACGTCCCCATCACCAGAGTAGGAAAAGCCGGCCAGACCGCCGCCAGCGCCGCTTATCAACCCCGCAATGGTCGCACTTGCTACAATATTTTGTGTTGAGGGGGCATGATCATAGATCCCAACAAACAGGTTTGTTCCGTCGGAGGCTATTGCTCCAGTACCTACGTCAGAGGCTCCTTTGCCGAAATCACCATACCCAGCCTTTCGAGTACCGTCAGCAATAGCTAGGATGATAAATGGGTTGTAGCTGTTTATATCCGTTCCCTCTATGGTGAGACCTACGTAGGCGTCATTAGCCATGATGATCTGGGAATTGGTTGGATATGTGGAGGCCGTAGCGATACAAGGGATACCGATAAGACCAGCTCCCCATTGAGGAGTCCATGTCGCGATGTCGTACTTTTGGACGTAGCAGTCTCTGGCTCCACCCTGAGAATCCCAGAAAAGGACGTAGACGTTGGTTCCGTCGGTACAGAAGTCTACCGCGTCATAGGTTTGTCCACTCCCAGAGTCCAATCCTCCAAGAGTTCCGGAAGAGTCTATTGAGGCTTTCGTTCTCGCGTTGTAGACAAAGATCTCATTGGAGTCCGTAGCTCTTTCGAGGATCATGAGGTAGGGGTCTTGATCGGCGGCATATGAGGGGTAGTATACCTCCAAATCACAGATCGCCTTAGCTCCAATATCGAGGGTGTTTATGACGTCGTCACAGATACCCCAAGGGGTCACTTCCGTGGCCCAGAGTTTGGTAGCGACCACGTCGCGGGCTGAGTCGCCGTCTGGGTATACAGTGTCAACCCCCTGCGCGATGCTCTCGTTGAGCTTGTTGGTGATCTGGTTCTGCCACCAGTTGTGGTGATCCCCTGCTACCTGCTCGCCGCCTACCCAGCCTCTCGCTTTCTCGGAGTCGGAGGGTATGGTCTTGGTTCCTGTCGAGGCAAACTCGTCAATATCTTTTATAGGCATGGTACCTCTATGGCCAGTTGATTATCTCGACCTGAGTCCCCGCTTGACGGGGTCCCTTCTCCTCGACGAAGCGGCGCTCCTTCTGGGAGAGATAGTCGTAGATTGTGATTTCGATGAGTCCCACCGTGCTGTCGTCGATGTCTGACTCCACGTTGAAACCGGTTTTAAGAAAGTTATAGAAATCGGAGGGGATACCACTGACGTGGTTTGCAATCCCCTTCGCCTTTATCTGCTTGCGATACTCAGCATCGGAGACCGTGGTCGAGCTGTCGGCTACGACGTTGATCCCGCTCCAGGTTTGGATGTATCCTCCTGAGCCTGTGGCGCTATCGTAGCATCCAAGGGCGGGGTCGTCTACCTCACCCGAGAGCTTGGCAGTGAAGATAGCGCCCCGGGCCTCGTCGGCGTACGGTCGTGGCAGACCTACGAGGTCCCCCAGGATGTCAAGCCAGACGCCCTCGGCGTCGTCAACATTCAGGTTCGCCTCAAGATAGTCTACCAAGTCCTGCGAGTCTTGTACTTGGTCGTAGATAGCCTCGAAGAGCTTGAGGAGCTCGGTAGACTCTTCGAACTGACTAAGCGCGCGGTCTAGAAAGTCTTGGTATACATCAACAGCCATTATGCCACCGTGATATTCCCCACCGCTGTGACGGCGTACTCATCCACATCGAGGGTGATGTCAGCGGCTGTCACTGCCGCAGGGTTCCGGGAAAGTTTGACGGAGGTGATTGTGTGGCCCCCGACGGTGTTGGCGGGGGTGTAGATGCGAGAGCGGTCTACGTCGACCCCCATCGCCAAGGAGTTTATGTACGCGGCGACGGCGGTCTTGATAGCGTCCGCGCCTCCGTCGGCTGTATAGGTGGTGTTGTCAAAGATGTCTAGGGTGATCTCGACATCGATGGTGATGTCGTCGGCCTCGGTGTATTTCAGGTCCACGGTGTCGCCGCTGTCCGAGTCTGTGTAGGACACAGTCGTGTCGCCCACCGTCCCCGTGCCGGCCCCTCGGTGAGTGTAGATCGCCTCAGCGAGCTCGTCGCTGTCGAAGGTTCCCTTGACCAGCACCCAGACATGCTGCGGGGGGATCCCGTCGCTGTCCACCGCCGTTCCGTTGTTCTCGTAGACTTTGGTCTCAGTGATCCCGTCGACCTCGGAGACGGCCAGGAAGATGGCTGAAGTGGAGGTTGTGGACGCTCTCTCGGATACCGTCTGCCTGCGTAGGCGCAGGGCTGCGTCGGTCTCCTCGAGCTCCCCAACGGTGGCGGCCGCGAGGTCGTTCGTGGCTAGGGTCCAACCAGAGAGGGGGCTACTGATGACGTTAATGGTATTGGCCCCGGCTGAGATGGCTCCATCTTCAGAGCATGTCACACCTACATAGCCTGTAGTGGCTGTTGGGTAGTCGATGGTCAGGTCAGCGTCGGTCGTCCACTCAATACCATTGGCGTCGGTGATGATCGACCCCTGCGGTATCGTTATCGCCTTGGTGACTGTGCACTTCACTGAAGCGGTAGAGTTGACGTTGGGGTTCTTTGTGATGCCATTGAGGACGACTAGGTTGGCGAGGTTTACTCCCGAGGCGTTCTGTGGATTGAGGATCCCTGCAACGTCTTCGATGAGCTCATTCTGGTCGTGGAGGGTGAGAGCTAGGTTCTCGATGATCTGTCCAAAGACAGAGTCAGCGCCTACTTTGATGTCGTCGCCGAAAGAGGCTTTGAAGAGGGTCTGCAGGTTGGTACGTATCGTCGCTAGACGGTCAACCGAGATCCCAGTGCTGTCTATTGTGCTCATTGTTTAACCTCGACTATGATGTCGGCAAAGTCTGTTTCGGCTGTGAAGGATACTGTGGCCCCCCGATTGTTCGGGTCGGTCTCGAAGAAGAACTCTTTCAGGTTTCGAATCCCGTCGGTGGTGTTAATGACGTCTCGGAGGGTCAGCTCTTTGTAGGCTGTACTGTACTGCATGGAGAAGATGACGTCTATCCAGGGAACACCCTGTGTGTAGTCCAGCACCCACTCACCTTCAACGAAGAGCAGTCGGATCTTGACAGATTGAGCCACCTCGGTTCCCTCGGTTGCTAGGTCGATGTCGCCGCCAGTGATCGAGAGATCATGGTTGGCTGTTAGTTTCAGGTCAGTTGCCATCAAGGTACCTTTACGGTTGAGACTTTTGCGGCGTCGATTGTTGCAGTTGCGGTGGTTGCGCTCTCAGCAGGGACAGCTAGTAGGGGTGAAGGTCCCGCTCCGGCGTGGGTATGGGTGTTATATTTTCCGAGGAAGGCATTCACTTCTGTTCGGAGGTCATCAAAACCAGTCTTTAGATCATTAAAGGCCACCGCAAAGTCAGAGTCGCCGTTTATCTCTATCGCGCCATCTTCAAGCTTGAGATAGGTGTTCCGACTGGCGTCACGGATCTCAATAGAGTCCGACTGCACGCCGCCACTGAGCTTTACAGGCTCCGGGAGGAGCCCGGGGATTGCGACGGCGTCGGAGTAGTCGAACTTGTGAGCCGCTTCCGGATCCACAATTCCACCCAAGTCCATCCATTTAGCAATGGACCTCTCCGCGAAGACCAGCAGGACGTAAGAGTCAGGCTTGACGTCGAATGTAATCCAGAAGTTTCCAGATCCTGGAAAGACGATGGGGACGTCCTCGATCACAGGGATCTCCGTCGCGTCGTCGTCTCCGTAGAAGAGCCTCTTGAGGGTAGGGACAACGGAACAGGTCTGTGTCGCGGCGTCGAAGGAGACTACCTGACCAGGAAGGCAGGTGTGTACCTCAGTCAGTTGATCCCGCAGCCATCTATTTAAGTTAGAAATTTCTTCAGACATCACTAGTCTTTGCCCCGTTGAAAGTCTTGTAAAAGAAGATGTCCTCTCCTGCGTCGGCGGTAGCTTCTACATAATAGTCTAGGTCGTAGTTGCTTCCTAAGAAGCGGGCAGTCGTTACATAGTAGAGGCCGTTCGCTTCTGTCTTTTTTGCTTTCTCAGTTGAGGGTTTCCCGGTCCGAACTAGGGTGCGGTTCGATTCAATCTTGATTAGCGCCCCGGGTCTTATCTGGTGATTGAGGAGAGAAGTGACCTCTACGTAGGGGATACGTTTCGGCTTTGCCTTCTTCTTCCTCTTCTTCTTGAGCTGTTCTGTTCTCTCTGATACGACAGGGGAGCCTATCAAGCCTGTTTCGGGAGTGAGCACGATAGAGGTTGGGTTGAGTAGGGTACGGGCTCCGTAGACGAGGAGTTCTCCGTTCTGTATGCTCCACTCGAGATCGTAGTCAATGGCTATTTGGTTCAGTACGGCCTTAGGCATTCCGCAGTAGGCAACCCCGTAGGGTGTCCGGTCGGAGTCACTGATCACACCAATCTTGTGAGGTATGTCAAGGTGAGTAGCGAGGTCTTTAACGATCCTGGAGATCTTAACACCTTTTTTGTAAGACTTCTTGAATTTGTTCCGGGGGTCTACTAAGGCATCCAAGCCGTCGTATGCAAAGATCGTTGTCTCCCAAGTGACATCCGATTTCTCATGGAAGACGTTGACCGTGACACCTTTAAAAATAAGCGCGGTGTTGTCTCCATACCCCGCGTGGAATTCAATAGCTTGGTGCTCTTCCGAGAACAAGTGTCGTGTTCCACTACCTAGACCGAAGATGGTAATTTCCGCTGAGTTTGGCTCAGGCTCATCGGTCAGCAGGATTCTAAAATCCATGTGCAGTTTGTCGATTTTGTATTTTTGTCCCCCTGCGGTTACGTAGAGGATACAAGTACGGTCATATAATAGCATCTGGATTCGTAGTCGGGATGTAGACTAGGATATGAGTGTCGCCGAGAGACTCAAAAGTAGCCTCTGAATAATCTCCGGAGGTGTCCAAGAGGTACATCGCTCCCAACTCAGTAACAGGGTAGGGCTTGAGTAGGTTCACATTTGTGACAAGCCGGATTCCTTTTATGTCCACATCCAGGGTGTCGCTCTTGATGCTCATGAAGTAAGCGCTCTTCAGAACGTTCCAGTGAATGCTGAAGGTGTAGGGGTTGTTCTCAAGGGAGGTAGAGAAGGAATAGCCTGAATCGCTCTCAAGCGGTATTTCGTTATAATCTTCCATTATCCTGGTAGTAGACCCTGTGCATTCTGAATCGCTGAGTTAGACATCGGCTCAGTAGTTTTGTTCCCTTTGTTGTTCCCTCCCTCTTTGGGGGGCTTCTTTTTCTTTTTCGTGTCCGTCTCTTTTTCCTTTGACTTGAGACGTTTTGGAATGTCCTTGGTGTCCTCGCCGACAGCACTCTCTACCCGTACAACCTCTCGAAGGGTCACGGTAGCAAACAGACCAGAGGCCGTCTGGGGGGTTACATTCGGGGCGATATTCTCAATGACCATCGACTCGTAGGTCCGGAAAGGCGTCACAACCTTGATGACATAATCCTCTTCAGCCATGAGAAAGAGGCGGTCTCTTTTGTCTTTCCACTCTTCGGTATTGAACCCACCGTACATCGCGTTACGGCCCACACCAACAATGCTGAGGTCCATGTCTAGGAAGATGCACTCTAGGGTTAATGTCGTAGGGAGCTTAATTCGTGAGTCGTTAACTGCAAGCCCCTCTTCGACGGGGTGTTCAGTTATCTCGAAGGAGAAGTCTGGACGCTCTTCTGTCAACACATCCACGATCAGTTCTCTCTTCTCGGACTCCAATAGGACAGGGGTCGATCCGAAGAACTGATTCTTCTTTTCTTGGATAGGGTTTGGGAATGTTGACATTAGTAGAGCGCTCCCTCTCGGTAGTATTTACTGAACTGCCCTGCAGCACGATCTGCAAAATCTTTCCCGCTCTCCCCTTTTCGTTGAGAGATATTGAATGTGTTCTTGATGTCAACGCGAGACTGTTTCTTATTGTACTCTACGCCCTTACTGACTTGATACGGGGTAGCATAGCTTTGATTCGGTTGTGGTGTGCCGCCGAATTGTTCCCTTCGCTCTTTACCGAAAAAGTCCTCACCACCAAAGAAGGCAGCGCCTACGCCGCTTATGAATCGTTCTGTACGGTCGATCAATTCTTTCCAGAAGACCATCCAAGCAACATCTTTATCCCAGGAAAGGACTCGATAGAGATCGTAAAAGATAGATCTCCCTTTTGTGATTCCATGGTGGATGTCTTCAAGAAGCATAAGGAAGCCAGTAAAGCCGGCAAGCCAGGCGAAGGTTTTTATCTTAGCTAGGATAAGAACCCACTTACCTATTCCAGCAACGACTCCTACAAAGGCTGCTATCTTTCCAATAGCGAGAGCCGCTGCAAAAGCGACAATGGCTCCCTTGGCTTGGTAGAGTCTGTCCACGAGAGGGATCAGTAGGTCCAAGAGCCAAGCTATTGTCCGCGCTATGTCTCGGACAGATCTAGCGAGCCGTCTGGCCCATGTACGAATCCGCTGCCGAAGGAGTTTTCGGTTAGTGATAACCCAGTCTTTAAATTGCTCGATGAGGGGGAGAAGTGCTTTTCCGGTAAGCCCGGCGAGTTCTTGACCAAGGGTAGTAAAGACAGCACGGCCCTCGTTGAACTCTTTGAAAAAGTCAACCGCACCCTGTCTACCCTCATCAGTGAGGAGGCTTAGAGCCTTGTACCGGGTAACGATGTCACGGAGAGATCCGTCATAGGAACGGAGGTGACCAATGATCTTCGTCCCCTCTTCTCCGAATAGGATCTTCGCCGCAGCCTGTGCCCCCTGCAGATTGTCCATCTGCTTCATCGCGTCGGCGATTTGGATGAACTGCTCTGCAGGTTCGAGCTTCTCGATCTCCTCGAGTTCCAATCCGGTCAAGGTGATAACGTCTCGGACCTGCCCGAATGCCTGCGACATACGATCCGATGCCTCCCCCAATTGGAGGAACTCACCCATCTTAGCATTCATCTCCTTTGTTAGGTCGATGATGCGCTCCTCGTCGATTCCCATGTTCGACATGGCGTATCCAAGGGCGTCGATGGTCGCCGCAGACTGACCAAAGGCTCGAGCACGGTTGACCTCAATGGCCGTGTGTTTGTTGGTCAAGAAGAGAAAGCCATTAAGGGCGGAAGCCGCTGCGGTGGTTACTTTCGCAACCGTCTTGATAGTCTTCGCAGCTTTGGAGAACCCCTCCCGGAGGGACTTCGCGGCTTTCTTCCCGTCCTTCTCTGCCTTCTTGAGGTCGAAACTATCAACCTCCCAGACTAGTCGGGCAACAAATTCTTCTAGGACTTTAGGCACGTTCTCGTTCTCTCCGTTGGAGGTCCCATTCGATGAACATAAACTCCTGTCGGTCCAGAAAGTCTACGTTGGTCCAATTCTCTACCTCGTCTGGGGAGACATGGTAGAATGTCGCGACTTGGTAGTTTTCGATCTGCCAAACCGCTAGGGAGTGTTTTATTGGTTCGCTTTCGCTACTTCGGCTAAGTCGGGGCTGAAACCGAGTTTCTCCATCAGACCCGAAAAGAACTTTGGGTAGTTAGCCTGCACAGCATGATAGACGGCCCAATACATTTCATCTTGGCGGTCGTCGAAGTATTCGGTGTTATCTAGGCTCTTGATCTCTATGATCTTGTCTTCTGAAAACACAGTAGCATTACGGAGCAACCGAGACGCTAGCTCCCAAAACAATTCAAAGTCAAAGTTTTGGAGAGCACGTACGAAAACGGCGGTAGAGCTCACCTCTTCATCATCGCTGATCATTGCCGACAGTAAAGTCCGAAGAGTGTTATGGAACACTAACGCCGCTTCCTTGCGCTTTAGGGCAGTAAGTTGGTACTTGACCTCTCGGCCACCTAAGGTAGTAAATTCAATATTAAGCTGAGCCATTTAAGTTTAGTACTCCTGTGCACCAGACTGGTAGATTACACCGCTGGTAAAGTTGAACACGTACTCATTGACAGTTCCTTCTTTGCCACGAACGAAGTTCGGGACCTTGGCCAACATACAGGAGCCGGCGAAGAAGTGAGCAGCAGTGCTATTCTTGTCGACGATCTGGATGATAAAAGGAACGTCAGATGTCTCCAGAGTCATGATTTCGTCGTTGGTAGGACTGAAGTCGGTGAGGCGAACGGTGACTGTCCCACTGTTGTTCAGGTTCTTGATGTGTCGGCCGTAGCCGTCCGTGCTGATCTGCATGGACCTTCGGTCTTCGGCGTACTCTACCGTAACGAACTCGCCTTCAGCGAGGCCCTTGGCAGCAAAGGTCCCGAGGATCACGGCGACTTTGTCAGGGTTGTATTGTTTGTATGCCATTGGTTACTCCTTAGATTACGAAGGTGCCGGTGATTGTTACGTCGTTGACCGCGCTGTTCAAGTAGGCCGTGAACACATCAGAGAGGGTCATCGTATGTGAGGCTCTCTGTGCAGCCGTGAAGTCGTCGGCGTCTGGGAAGTCAACCGTGATCGGCCGATCCTCAGTGTCAACGATGATTCGACGCTCAAGAGCGACGTCAAGCCACTCTCGGACGATACCCTCGAACTTGGCCAAGGTGGCATTGTCGAAGGCGTTGAGGTTGCTGTTGAGCATGTCCGCGAAGATGTCTCCCTGGATACCGAAAACGAACCAATCGCGCCCTACCATGAGCCTCATCTCGATGTCGTCCGCAGTTATGCCAGGGTACAGGAAGGTGGATCCGCTGATTCTCTCAAGCCAGTTGCAGTTCTTAGCCTCGAGAGCCGTACGTTCCGTATTGGTCAGGGGTTCGGCTGTCGAGCCGTCGCCGGCTAGGCCGGACTCGTTGACTCCAGTCAGCGGCTCCCAAGCCCAGTTGACAGTCCCCTCATCTGCGGGGATGATCAAGCCCTGGATAGCTCCATCGACGAAGTCGGTGGTGTGCTCTGTGAAGATTACCATCGTCCTCTTGTGATCGGCGTTGGAGGTTCCGTAGGCTATACTGGAAGTATCTCCCGATGCGAGCTTGCAGTTTGCGTCCGTGCTGACCAGGACCAGCATCTTGTTCAGAGACTGGACGGCAGTGGAGAGGGCGAGCTGTTCGACCGCTGCTCCCGAGCCAGTCCCGTTCGAACCACGATAGCAGACGAAGTAGTAGTCGTCGTAGATGTCAGAGATAGCCGTTAGAGCCTGTGCAGGCGTCTCAGCGTCGAGGCCGGCTACGTGGTAGGATGTGCTGATCCCAATCAAGTCGGAGACGTCAGTTCCAGTAGTTCCGGCCGTGATCGTCACGGTGGCAGCAGAGGCCCCGGTGTTGTCAGATGTCAGGATGTATCTACCAAGGGGGTCTACTGACCAAGCGTAGGCTGCGAATGTGCCGGCGAGACTAGCGTTGAGAGCTGCCAAGACCTCGACCATCGTAGTGTCAGCGTCGAGACCCGATACGGTCATCTCTTCGGTAGTCACGTTCTCAGTCAGTTTGTAGTAAGCTGTCGCGCCTTTCAAGTTCCAAGACGCAACCGTCGTGCTGAGGTCTGGACAGACGACAAAGTTCTCTTGAGCCGTTTCAGCCCAGAAGCCTATTGAGAGGGAGTCTGCCGTGCGGTCTTGCGCGAAGAACTCTGACGCGAAGTTGTAGGCGTCGGTCCCGCTTGTCAGATCGTCAGTGTACGCCGACTTGGTAGTCGTGATATACCTCTGATCGTGGGGTACATCGGCCGTGTCCGCAGCCAGAAACAGCTGATCGAAAGAGGCCACGGGCGACGTCGCAGTCTGCAGTGTTGCAGTGATTGATACGTGGTCGCTAATGGTTGCCATGATTTTCCTTTTGGCCTACGGCCGGTTGTTATAGTTCGGGAGGGGACGGGTCTCCTGTTGAGTATTCCGCCGTCACCGTTGTCTCGGTTTCATCGTCGACTTCGACGAGAGTTCCTGTCAATTCGTACTCATCCCAAATGTCGTTGGTGAGAGTCTTGGTGTATGTGATTAGTTCTTGAAATTCAAAAGTCGCTGTGTAGCGAGTCTGCCGAGCTACCTCGCCGTGAGTCTCGTCGTATTCTGTCGAGTCAACGATGTCGCTGATGAGGCCGAGGCAAACTACGCTTGCCCCAAAGAAGTCTCGAACGGCTTCCATGGAAGTAGAGGCGTCGAGGCTCTGCATGACTAGGACGGCGTTCTCGGCTTCACAGCTGACCTCCACCAGAGTCCTGAAGCGCTTGCTAAATGACGTGGAGTTGTCGTACGAGGAGGCTTCCTTGTCCACAACAGCGTGGTCGCCTATTGGTTGCGAGACCGCAATGTTGAATACGAAGTGGTCTGCTGGTGGCTTCATTCCGTTTCGAAACCGGTTGTGGGCCTCGCGTACGTCGAAGTCAGCTCCTATGTATTGAAGCCAGTTCTTGATCGCACTGATCTCCACTTGATACTCCTTATAAGCTTTCCGGTCTCAACCAGGGGGTTATTGAACTTCTTGCGCCGGCGAGTCATCGGGGCGTTGGCCGGTCTCTTCCATTCACGAATCGAGGTTCTTAACCTCTCCATGAGTGTCTTCCCTACACGGCGTTCTATCTCCGGCAGCGTCTGCTTGCCATTGAGCCAGGCCCGGAAGAGCTGTGTCATCATGTCAATGAAGTACTTCTTGCTCTTTCGCATCATAGTCTTCAAAGCCGGCCGAGCCGGAATCGCTGGACTGTCAGCCGTGGCAGTGGCTCCAAGCTCGTTGATGACTGCAACATCCTCGACGAACTCACCTGTCCTGGGATGAATATCCCTGGGGTCGGCAAAGGCCATAGCCCCACCGTTCGCCATGCGCTTCTGCATATCCTCGATGGTGTTGCCTGGTAGGGCAATGCTCTTCATCTCGAATGTCAGTTTCATAGGGCTCTATCGAAGATGGGGCTGTACGTCGAGACCTCTTCGTCGTCGATCATCCCATCCTGGTCGTCGTCGGTCCAGATCGTTGAGTTGCAGAGCAGTTCGAACTGCCGACCGTACTCATTGCTGCAGGTCTCTCGCTCGTCTTCATAGGAGGCGTCGGCTGTGACGAGGATGAGCCACCGGATCTTGTTCATCAGCACGGGGGCCAGGAGGTCGGCGTCCACGATGCGGTCCATGTCCATCCCGCGTAGAGCCAGCTCGGTCTTTACCTGCCGGCGAGCCTCGAAGTAGAGGTCCTCGAAACGGTTATACTGTTCAGTGACAGCCTCAAACTCTCTGGGGTAGAGCGCCGCAAAGCGCTGCCGGAAGTCAGCGACCAAGGTCTCGTACTGGACGACCTCTGCTCGCTCTCGGACGATACCGCCCATCTCGACTTCGTCGGCTACCCAGGTCGGGGTCCACTCGAGCACCAGTTGCTCGCCGAGCTCAAAAACGTCAGTGTCGGATGCGTCGAGGTCGTAGGTCGCGAAAGCGCCGTAGACCTCTGCAGCGTCGACATGGTCATAGAGTAGAGGGCGCTTGAGAGTGGCGACATACGCCGTTGTGTCGTAGCTTGCTACCTCTACCTCTTCCGAGGGGTCTGATCCACTGGCGAAGATGTAGAGTGTATCATTCTCGACTACATCGGCTGCACCGCTATCTAGGGTGATAGTCATGTCCCCGGCAGTAACAGCTCCATCGAGCTCGGTCGCGGTCCTTAGGGTGGCAGCAGAGGCAGCCTCCAAGACGTTACCGGCTCGGTCGTTGACGGCGAGGGTCAGGCTGCTCAGGTTCTCTGTCTCCCACGTAAGAGGGAACTCAAGTCGCAGGGTGGTGGTCTCTCCGTAGATTACTTTCTTATAGCTCATGCTTCAGCCTTTTGACGAAGTTCGATCCTCCGAAGAAGTCCGCGTACTTGATTTTGTCCCCTGCGTCGAAGTCGAAAACGATGTAGCTTGACGCCAGGGTTGTCGTGTCGGTGAAGGTCCCGGCCGAGGTGTCGTCGATGAATACCTCAAAAACCCCAGTCGACGTTCTTGTGATTTTGTAGTCGTGCCAAGCTGCGGCGGTCGTCGAGACCGGTGTAGTTGCAGCCCCGACACCCACCTCGCCAAGGGAGACCTCGTCGCTGGCATCGTGCTGCAGGTAGTACCCTGCTGCCGGTACGGTCGAGGACCCTACGAAGTAGACTGTCGCCACGTTCGCGGTCTGCGTCTTGTACATCGAGAACTCCCACTGGCCGAAGGCGGCGTCGGTGGTATCCTCGATTAGGGCTGTCGTGGGCAGGTAGACCTTGCCCGCTGTCGAGCAAGCCAGAGTCTTGATCAGGAAGTCGTCCACGGTCTCGCTGTCGAGCGCCCAGACGCCTGAAGAGACTACGAAGGGTGTGTTGCCTATGTTGCCACTAGAGACGGTTCCGAAGGTCTCCTGGGCTCCCCAGGACGTCTCGAACTTGGCGGCGTTCCCTCGACCATACATGGTCGCAGCTTCTTCGGCTGAGATCGCTCGGCGAAAGAACTGCGCTCCAGCGAAGGAGCCGTTGTAGGATCCGTAGGTGGTTCCGAAGCCGAGGTTGAAAGCTGAGGGGTCGAAGATGGTTCCGCAGGAGGCGACAACGTGGTGCCACACCCCCGGGGTGATCGCGGTCCCCGCCTCGCCGTCGACGTAGAAGGCCACGGTGTTGGGGAAGTTCAAGGCTGTCAAGGTGTCAGATACGATGGCAATCTCTGGATTGGATGCAACTCCTGTCGTGACGAAGAGGGTCTCGTCGACCGAGGCGTCCTGTTTTATCCAGAAGGCTATGGAAGCCACGTTCTGCGTGAGGCTGAACACCGGGAGGGATCCTCCCCCGCTCTGGTTAACCTGCAGCCCGAGGCGTCCTCTGGTGAAGCTTTCATCTCCTCCTGGGCTGGCATAGTGATTGTAAGCACTCAGGTCGGGGACGAGGCCATCAGAGCCTCGACGTAGGTTCAGACCAACGACCCGCGAGGGGTCCTTGTTGTCGATGTAGTCCTCTACGTCAGCAGTGGTGCGCGTGACCGCGTCGGTCTCCCACCTGTTGGGGAAGGTCCAGGAATGCAGATTCCTGTGCTCGTTCTCCGAGAGCTGCCGGGAGACCATGACCGCCACGGTGAACTCCGCGTTCGCCAAGGCAGCGTTGTAGTCGTGGTCGTTACCGATCACTGAGACCACGGTGTCGCCGGCCTCCGTCACTGCGGCGCTGTAGTCGCCGATGCTCTCGCCGTTCTTGAAGCCCTTGGGCGTCAGCCCAGACTCGAAGTTTACAGCATGGGCCACCCAGGCGTCGCCGTTGGAGATCGTCGTGGTCGCGGTCGCTCTCGCTCCGTTGCCGGTCAAGCCTACCGTGCCCCCTGCGGCGTTCCAGTCCCAGAGGTACTGCTGATCCCCAGCGGTCTCCCACTGAGACAGCAAGGTCCCGTTGGTACTGACGAGGTAGAAGTTGCCGGCGACGTACCAAGCTCCTTTGGAGCGCTTGCCGACGGTGTTGTTTACGTAGCTGTTGGTCCCGGAGGTCCATTGAAAGTTCGTGTCGTCCCAAGTGACGTTGGCAGCAGAGACTGCTGACTCGTTTCGAGACCAGTCCGCGAGAGCCCCTGAACGGCTGTCTAGATAGAAATCTAGAGCTCCCTCGGCGTCGAGGTCCAGGACTACGCCGTCCGTGAGGTCGTTGTCGTTGAGTCGCCTGAAGAGGGTGTATTGCTCGTCGAGCAATTGCATGGCAGTCAAGGCGGTGGGGTGGACTCGCAGGGTCAGCAACTCGTTGCTGTACTGCCCAGGGGACATGATGTCGTCCCACTTGGAAGCCAAGTCGTTGTCCTGGTTCAGGACCGGGGCTCCCCCGGTTCTCTCGAGGACGGTGATGGTGAAGGCCCCCGTCGGGGCTGTCACGCCGGACAGGTAGTCGTCAGAGCCGTCGAAGGTGTAGCCAGCTCTCCCGGCTGTCTTCGTTGGAGCCTGCGCCGCTACGAGGCTGTTCCCCAGCTTCGCATGGTTGTCGTTGCCGCTGATGTCTCGGGCCTGGAGCGTTCCCGCTCGGTGGCTCGCCACACTGCAATCCAGATCGACCGTGACCGAGTCGCGGTAGTCTGTCAGCGTCCCCAGCCGCAGGTGCTCGAGGTCGTCGTCTGAAAGACGGGAGTCGTAGATCTGGAACTTGTACAGCGTCCCGTCGAAGTAGTTGCCAGGGGTGCTGTAGGATCCCAACCAGAGTCCGGAGACGGCGTTGGGGGACCAGGCGGTGTTGTCCGCGTCGACGATCTTGTTGCCATTGAGCCAGACGTCGGTGTCGCCAGTTGTCGAGGAGATTGCAAGGACGTTGCGGGAGTTGACGTTCCAGTAGGGGGAATACGTAGCTTCCGGGATCAATATTATATTGGTTCCACCGAGCCGGATCCGGAGCGTGTTGCTCCCGGCGTTATCGGCTTTGTTGACTACGTAGGTGCCTCCGGAGGCACTGAAGAGGTAGTAGTAGGCGTCAGCGTCGGTGTCGAAGGTGGGCGAGAACTCCGCAATGATCGTCAGCGTCGAATGGTTGAGCTCGTCGACCAGGGGGTAGGATACGTATTGACTGTCCGTTCTGGTAAGGGTAAGCGATTCGTAACTGTCCGCCGTAGGTGGGGTGCCTGCTACAGGCTCAAGGGTGCCGCCGTTCTCTTCGATGTAGGCGTCCGAGTAGAAGCCTTCGGAGAAGGTGCAGCCTGCCATGCGCTCGACGGCTGTTGTGCTAAGGGCGGTGATTCCCAAAAGTCAATCCTTTGAGTTCGCTATATTCATCGCGCCAGGGTCCCAGGCGGACAAAGTCAGTGTCGGGGTAGAAGTCAGCAAGGAGATTCCAATTGGTCATTGGAATGCTATTCTTGACTGCCTCGTCGTGGTAGATGTCGTTCCGGCCTCCATAGCCGGTGTAGAAGTCAAAGCCTATCATGTAGACAGTCGCGCAGCGGCTGTACCGGGCTAGGTAGGCGCAGGCGACCATCCCAGAGTCAAAGCCTGGGAAGGGGAACAAGTCCCGCACGTCGCCGATCAGTCGGTCGTCGAGGAGGAGGCCCACTCTGGTCTCGGCCAGATGCAGCCACTTGAAGTCTCTTTCCTCGGGAACCTCGACTCGGGCGTCGAGGCTCACTAGGATGTCCGGACTGAAGTCCTTGTAGAGGCCATTGCAGCCTACGACCAAGCCGTCTAAAGAGCCTAAGTCGACTCCCTCTCTGGAGAGGCCGTTACCTATCGCGTAGCCGGTCTTCAAACGTGAGTCCCTTGAGCGTGCTATATTCATCACGCCATGGTCCGACTCTGATGAACTCCGTCTCTGGGTAGCGTGCAAAGAGCGTGTTAAAAGGTGTAATGATGTTACCGTGGCGGTGGAGACCGCCGTATATGTCGTTGGTCTTGTCCCCTTCGTCGTAGGCGAAGAAGTCAAAGCCTATCATGTAAATGGTACTGCACTGCAGTATCTTGGCTAGGAAGGCGCAAGCGACGATTCCAGAGTTCTTGGCGTGCTTCCCGTTGAGCTCATAGATCTTACAGATGGGCTCGCCGTCGAGGGTGAAGTGGCTCCATCTTGGCGTCCTAGTGATGAACTGAAAATCACGGTGATCGAGTTTTTCGATCTCCAGGATTACAGGCCAGTCGAGGGCTACGATGTAGTCAGCCGGTGTGTCTGTGTAGGCTCGGTTGCAGGCAACTATCGGGCCGTCGGTAGGGATCTCCATACCGAGGCGGGAGAGGCCGTTACCTATGGCGTAACCGATCATCCAGACTTGACAGGCTTTTTGTAGATTCGGAAGTTGGAGATTAGGCCGTTGAATTGATTTAGGCCGCTCACATCCATACCGAAATCGATACGGTCCAAGTCGTCCGCAATATCCACAGAAGTGTCAGCAGTTCCATCCGTACTGTCGAGACTCAAGACCAGGTTGTTTGTCTCGTACCGCAACCGTGCTTCATGCTTCTCCCCATCCGAGACATCTCCCGCGACAGTGGCAGCACCGCTGTTCCCTCCTGATGCGGTGGTTGCAACGGTTAAAACATCTCCTGGATTGTTGACAAGGAAATTGATCCGGTCTGCGACTGCCCCACCATCTGACACTTGGGTGATAACCCTAGCGCCGGAGTTGTAGTTCGGCATTAACAAATCACAAACAATCGTTCCCTGCCCCACATCCTCCCCGCCGATATTCGCACCAGCCACGAATTGGAGCTGGTCTTTGAGTCTGGTAGCAGCGGCTGATGTCGTCGGGATGTAGCTCGTTGCGTAGCCGGAGCTGTTCTTCTCATGTTGCTGACCCCATACCCAGAGATCCTCGGTAGATCCATCGCCTGTATAGTTATTGTCGCCGTCGGCGTCTGCAGGGTAGATGTCGTGAGAGTGTGCGGGAACTCCACCAGTGTAGATACACACGAATCGCACCCAGTCGTTACCCCAATCTTCCAAGTAACAAGCTGTCATGCCAGCACCTTTGGTGCCCAGAGCTACGTTGTCCACGTCGATGTATACATCGCAATTGGCCACAGTGGGAACGTTAAGGTAGGCCCATGTCTTGTTCGCCTTCTTTAGCCAGCCAGACCACTCGTCATCACCAGCCCCACCAGAGATGCTCTGACCCACGTAGTGGGTGTTCGCTACTGCCGTTCCAATGATACCATCAGCGGTAGTTGTCCCGTCCGGCGCGACCGCTCCGTTACTGGAAACTGTCGCTCGGGTTTTTACCCATGCGGCGTTAGATAGGTCTTGAGAGTAGGTAAAGCTATTTGTTGATTCAACCTCGGACAGATAGCCTTTAACATCCACAGCGCTTCCATCTTGCCGATGACACTGTCGCAGCCACTCACCGCCGACGTAGTAGAGCTTCCGAGCTCCGGACTCTACCTTGTCTAGGTAGGCTGGATAGGTTCTTGTGGCTGTCGTGGGGATCGCTGTTCCTTTAGCTTTGTTCGGATACATCCCGGACAGTTTGAGAAATCGCTCTTCGGCGAGGGTTGCCCACTCGGCTGGACCGGAAGCGCCGGCTTGGTGCCAGGAAGCCTGTTTCCACATTGCAGCGTATGCCAAGTTTCCGTTGTATTCGCCAACACCAGAAGCGTTTGCGCCAATCGCAAGATCGGTATCGGCAAGAGTTCCAGACACTGCGGACATGTCAACACCAGTTGCAGCGGCGGACCCATTAATGTATACTTGAGAGCCGTTTGGGCTCGCTTCATCTCTGTTAACAAATACCATAACGTGATACCACGCATTGTCTGTATTTGTTCCAGTAGTTTCAATAGAAACGTCTCCCCCAGCATCGTACATGCGAAACTTAAAAGAACCAGCTCCGTTCGGGGAGAGATAAAAAACCCAACCTGGACCAGTGTCATATGTTGCGCAAACATATTCTGTTATGTCTTTGGCGGTAAGTATGTACTCCATAACAAAATCTTCAGTTGCTATCTGTGATAAAGAAGATGTTGCTTGATAATGCCCACCGCCATTGAACTTCACAGAATCATCGTTCGCACCAAGGCATGGGCTTCCCTGGTTGTAGCTCGGAGCCGTTCCAGCCTGCAAAGTCAACGTCTCGCCGTAACCAGCCGGAGCCCAGTTTGTTCCGTTGGCGTCGCCGCCGAAATAGCGAAACGTCGGGGTCTTCGTGGTGCCGTTGATCGTGAGATTGGCGTCGAGGTTGTCGACGCCTGACAAGCCTGAAAAGGCTTCGAAGGTCTTGAGCGCCGCCAGAGAGCCCCCACGGATGCGGGGTATTGCAGGGTGGGGACTATACATTATTCAGCAGCTTTGTTGACGGGGGTTCTGGGGCAGATGAACAGCGTTCCGGTCCCTGAGGCCAGGATGCCAGACACGTAGGTGTTGGTCTCGCCAGGCGTGAAGGCAACAATCGTCAGTGCGGGAAGGAAGTAGTCAGAGGTAGTCGCGTCGTCCGCACCTACCGTGCTCGAACAGACAAAGCAGTCCACATCGCAAACGATGTCATACTTCTTGCCAGTGGTCAGCTCCGTAGCCGTGGTAGCAGCGGAGGTAGACAGGCTAAGAGTGACCGTGTCCCCCTGCGCGGGGAGTTCCCCGACGATAGCCAGTAGAGCTCGGTCGGTCAGTAGAGACGTCATTATTTGCTGCCTTTCTTACTTTTCTTCAGCGGCTCCTGAGTATGCACTTCTCGGAACCACCAATTGGTGATCCGACGCTTGGTCGGCTTTTGCTTGTCTTTCTTCTTGAACTCAGGGTGGACCAGCCGCTCGCCGTTCTGCTGCAGCATGGACAAGGCGTAGGGGTAAGGAACCATGATACAACCTGTATCGTCTACTTCGAATTCGACGTACGTGACCGGTCGCTCTCCTCGAAGAGCCCATTCCTTGAGAACCCCAGAAGTGACCTCGCGGTCGCCCTCGTCGTCCCACGTCCGGCGATGACCTTTCCATTCTACGATGTCACCAGGCTGTGGCTTGTCCTTGGCATCACAGACAAAGTCTCCCTCGTCTCCGATGGCATCCAGAGCCTCTTCAGTTGAGAAGATCGTGTTCCCGTCGGCGTCTCGGACGCAGGCTTGCCGGGTCAAGACTTCGAAGCGAAACAGGAAGGGGCCAGCTCCGCCGGCTGCTTTGAGCTCGGAACCGACGTGCTTCCTACCGTCTGGCTGGATCCCTTCGAGGATCTGGTAGCCGAGGAACTTCCTCGGGTCGGAGCTCTGGACGAGTTCCGTCAAGGTCCATTGGCCAGAGTCCCAGCCGTAGTTCTTTGCGGTTATGACTTTTTTAAGAGATGAGTGCGCTTTCTTTCGCGCAGAGAGGGCTTCTAATTGTCCCCAAGAAATAGGCATAAAATTTCTCCTTCGTTAAAGGTAGAGCTGCACCGGCTGAGAAGGTAACGACTTCTTCTCGGTACAGAGACGGCACAGCTCAAAAGCCTCTCTCGGCTAGGTAGATCTATTCAGATCAGGCGGGAGCTCCAATGAGCAGCACCTGCCATACGTAACCAGAAAGGTTCGTAGTGTCGGTGACGTTCTCAAAAACCGCGTCAGCGGCTGTCGAGGAGTCCCAGGTGAAGTACACTGCCCCACCGTCGGCGTCAGTGAAGTCGTCGTTAACGTAGCGGGCATTGATCAGGGCATCGGCCTTCGCCGTTACACCCTGGAGGTCCAGAGAGTAAATGCTAGAGACGTAGTCAGATACGTCAAAAGCAGAGCCGTTGGTGGCATCGTAGTCTGCGGGACCAGACACGACCAACGTTGTCATTCTTAATCCTTCGCGAAGAGTGAAGCTCGTCGCGCTTACAACGGTCATAGGATCGTTAGCCATGTTCTACTCCTATGTGGTGAGGGCTTCGATTCTACCGGCTCGGTAGGGATCGAGGTGAACAATCTGTCCAGCCCAGGTCAAGAGGAAGCGGTCGCTGTCGTCGATCTTGCCGAGGGGCTCGATAGTCAGCGGGCGGGCTTCTTCGATCAGGATGTCACTTCTACGAGTGAGCAGCACGAGGCTGTTTGTCATCGTGGGAACGGAGAACCAAGGAATCTTGTTGTATTCGATGGTGTGCTTCAGCAGACCAGCGTCGAGGCTGGGGTCGTTCTGCGAGGTGTTGTAGGGGAGGTGCATACCAGAAGCGGCCGTATCAGCAGAAGTGATATCCGACACTGTGATTCCAGTTGCAACTTCCGTGTACGCGGTCTCTTGGACCGGATTCGAAAGAATCATCCACTCTTTGGGGTTGTTGAAAACAACAGCCCGGGGGTCGAGCTTCAGAGTCTCGTACATCTCGCTCAGCATGGCGAGAGTCAGGGCAGCGGTGCCCCCTGCGGTGACGTCAGACGCTAAGCCGTACGTGGCGCGTGTGAGACCAGCATAGCTGGTGTCGTCGTTGATCGCGCCTTCGAACGTGGAGATGAAGGTCTCTTCGATCTTGTGCAGGAGCCCGGAGACCCCGCCTTCCATCTCCTTGGCTACGCCGTCGAAATAGCCATTGGCCAGGGCGTCTTTGGCGTGTCCAGTGATCTGAACGACGTTCCAGAAGTGCTGATGGCCGACGGTCGCGTCGATGTAGCTCTGGTTTCCAGCTGCCGGGGGCGTGTCGCCTTCCGAGTAGGTGGCACCGGCGTTGCCAGCGTAATTGATTTTCCAGTCGACGGAGTCGCCGCCGATGTTTGATCTACGGGGGAAGAGATTCAGGAGAGGTGTTCCCTCGTAGAAGGTCTTGCGCATACCAGCTTCAAAAGTAGTTTTGATCGCGGTTGCGAGGGTGGTCTTGGTAGCACCAGCCATGTTTAACTCCTACGTAAATTGAGTCCTGTCAGTTCGGCGAGCTTTTGCATCTGTGCATCTTTGTCGCCTTCTGCCAGTCTTTCATCAAGTGACTTCGTAGATGACTTCGGAGAAGGTTTGCTGAACTTGGGAGACGGAGCAGCCGTCTGCTCGGCCGGAGAGATGATAGCTTGTACAGACTCATCGGCCAGGAGAGCCTCGACGTAGTCGGGGATCGGAACAGAACCATCGTATCCAGCTTTCGCTCCTTGAAGGAGCAAAGAGTTCGAGAACCCTGCCTGGACCAGAGCAATGTCGAGCTCCTTAGCGGTCATTTGGGACTCGAATTCGGACCTCAAGGTCGCGATCTCGTCCTCTTTCTGTTTCATCAGTACGTCGTACTGCTCGCGGTCTTCGAGCTTCTTTCGCTCTCTCTTTGCGGCGGCCTCTTCCGAGGCCCTGTCGCGGCTTTCGAGTTTCTTCTGGAGTTCTGCGATCTGCTTTCGCATCGCTTTTGCACCAGGCTCTTCTCTCCAGTCGCTTTTCGTTTCTTCTTCGGATGTCGCTTCTACTTGGTCGGGGTTTCTGTTTTCTTCGTCCATCGTCTCTCACTACGTGGGCTAACCGGCCACGAACGGGGTTGCAAGATCAGAGGTTGCAGAGGTAACGGTCTCTGCGACCGAGATTATATCTCGTCAGCGAATCGCCATCGCTGTGAGTTGTTCTTGAAGTTGTAAGGGTATAAGTTGCCTCCACAGAGACATAGCTGCGGAGTTCCGTCTTCAATGAGCTCCTTGAGCTCTGCGGCGTTATAGAAGACTTCGAAGTCGGTTCCACAAGAACCGCACTTCCAAATAAAAATCTTAAGCATCATCGTCTACTTCTTCGCCTGAATCGCCGAAAAAGCCTCCCGAGCTCTGGAGCTCCTTAGCTCGTTCCTCGCTAGGCTTCGGGTAATCAGCCTTTCGTTCCTCCATCATGTCGATGAAGCCCATCGCCTCCTCGTCCGTCGAGAAGTCGTGGTAGTCGCGCACAGCGCGAACATAATCAATCAGGTCTTTGTCAAGAGCGATAGAGAGTCGGTTGACTCTGTCAATCTTCGCTTCAGGTATGATATACCTTCCAGGGATCCATACTTGGGAGACGTCCTCGCTGATGGGCTCATCCAAGCCATGGAAGGCTATTAGCGCCTTCTCGATCTCGAAGAGCCGCCGCACGGCGGACTTGTTCATCTCGACCCTGCGGTCTCTGAAGTCGATGAGAGGCTGCGTCCTGATTGTCAGCGCTACCCCGCTCTCGGGGATCGACGTCGTCTCGGACATGACCTGGTAGCCGGGGACACTGAATCCCTCCGCTACGCTGCGGGCCAGCTGTCGCACGACGTTCAGCGCACTAACGGAGTTAGAGGCGTCTCGCCCGAGGAACTCCATAGTCTGGTTGTCACCACTCATGACCACGTCTCCCTCGAGGGAGGGTGGCAGGGGATCCCCGTCGGGATTGCGGAATACGGTCGTTCCTCTCGCGGAGCGGAGGCTGTCTTTCAGCAACCGGCTGAAGGCCACGTCTACCTCAAGGCAGCTCTCCCACAGTGACGTAGTCACAGGCAGCAGGGTGTCAGTCGTCAGATCGTACCCACCTCGGAAGATCACGAAGGGGTACTCAGGTATGTAGCGATCCGGATTCTGGTTCGCGTAGAGAGACAGGGGATTGGCCGGATTACCATCCGGTCCTACGTAATCGTAGGCTTTCTCGTTCCCCACGTCGGGGATCTCGTCATAATCTGTCGCTAGGTACGACACGTACCTGCCGTTAGGGTACTCTTCGGATCGCCCGAAGATTGCCAGAAAGGCAGCCTCGTTGGGGTTCGAGACGTTGGAGTCTCGTTTCTGCGAGACTTGCACGATCACTACAGTGGCATCCTCGATGTCGGTGTAGTCAACTCCCCTGAGCTGCCCTTCCTCGTAGACCTCGTCATGGTACATGGCGTACATGCAGGACGGGGAGAAGGGCATATATCGCAAGGTCCCACCTTGGGAGGCGATCATGAGAGGCCCAGTGTTCACAGACACCGCGATCTGATCAGCCTTGGTGATCCCTTCTTGGAACTGGCCATGCTCGCGGATCGCGACCATTCTGGCTGTGACCTCCTCATTCCGGACGGAGTCCGGACCTACCCAGTCCCACGATTGCGTAGGTAGGGTGAATAGGTTCGCCAAGGAGGCGACGACTCGGGGGCCTAGACCGGACGTCACGGACTCGTAGAGCCCGGCGTCGATCATCTCTGACTCAGCAGCCTTTATGAAGAACTCGAAGCCTGTTTCGTCTTTGTAGACGCCAGTTGCGAACCGGTCCACCATTTTGTCCCGAACGGCTTTCACGTCTTCTTGTCGCCCGAAGTAACTGAGGGCGTCATCGACGTTGATGTTGTCGATCTCTATCGAGACCGCCTGCAGCTCTCGCAGCGAGAAGCGCAGGATGTCTTTTCCTCGTTCGAGTCCGTAATCTAGCATGGGGTCCTTTAGTTACTTGGAATGGTGCTGGCTTTGACGAAGCGCGGCGGGGAGGCCCATATTGCGAAATAGAGCATGGCGTCCCGCATGTGCTCGAGTCTTTTATCTTTGGGCAGGAAGTCGCCTCGACGGCGCTTGAGCTCGTCAGGCCATACGTCCTGCTGGAATACTTTCAAGACACCACGTTTCGTGGTGGGGTTGTGGCTCTTGAGATCTTTGGAGACGCAAAAGCGACGGCTGCCCGCCGAGTCCTTGATCATCCAGGAGAGCCGGTTGTACTGCCGGCGCTTGTCCTGCTTCTCGCCGACTATCGGCGTGATCGAAGGGTGTGCACCAAAGATCTGACGGATGTAATACTTGATTGTACGGCCATTAGTGTCCGACCGAGTATTGATATCGTGCCCAGCAACAATTCGCTGAGGAGTCCCATACTCTTCAGCAATGTCACTAAGAATAGCAGTCGCACTCCCGTCGACCTTCGGCGTGTATTCGGCCGTGGCAACCCAGACATAATCCTCTCCCGGAATGACCTCTCGGTCGTATCTGTCAACAGCTGGTACCTTCTGAAGCAGCAGCCATGCAGAGCTGGCGACTCCTGGGTCAAAAGCGAGAATATACGGTTCCGAATGATCATGAGTATGCTCATGGAGGTTTCCGTCAGGCCACGTTTCCAGCTTGAAATCTGGCCAGATAAAGCCCTCCAACTCAGTCCACTTGCCATAGATCTCCCTTTCCGCCTGCCGCTCCGACATCTGCCCTTCCAGGTTCTGCCCGAACTGTTCGGGGAGCCAGGGGTTGTCCATGGTTGTGAAACCGTCAAGGAGGACGTGGCCCTCCTGAGTCACAAAGTCGTAGTACTCATTCCCCAACCTAGGGGTTGTGATCGTGACGTGGAATCGGTAGTTTCCCGGTCGTCTGATGCAGGCATCCACATTGAGGTACTGCTCGGACTGGAAGCCAAGCGCGGCCTCGTCGTCGATGCACCAGTTGATGTTGAGACCTCGAGCGAGCTCTCGTCCACGAGACGGGTTGTCGGCGTGGCGACTTCGGAGGAGGATCTTCGATCCGTTGATCATATGGATCGTGTTCTCGGTCTTTACGTAGGTGTAAAGCCGCTGAGGGACGATGGTCCGCCAGGCGTCCAAGAAGACGTCTCGCAGCATGGCCGCCGTTGGGGCTGTTACCAGGCCCACTGTCCCTGGATCCTCGATACAGACTTTGAAGGTTAGGAGGCCGACGCCGAAGCTCTTGCCGCCTCCTCGTCCGGTGACGAGGTTTACCCGCTTCACAGCGGGACCCATGAGGTCCTGGCTCAGCAGTGCCTGCTGCACTGGCTGCGGTTTTCTCTTCGAGAAGGGGTTATGCACCCCTAACTCCATGTTAGTCTTTATTTTTCCCATTAAGCTCTAAGGTCGCGGTCTATTCGTCCTCTTTGGCCTTTTTCAAAGGCTTCCACTTCAGGTGGATATCTCCCTCGAACATGCCGGCCGTTCCGGCCAGCCGGGCCTCGATCTGCCCTGCCGAGAAGGCAGCTCGTTGGAACGAGTCCGCCGCTACCGCGACACCTTTCCAGGAGTCGCTGGAGAGGATCGCAAGCCATTTTTCGGAAGAAAGGTCCATAATCTCGTATAATCGGCGGATAATCTCTTCTTTGTCAGCAGTGGGGGCCTTCGGCGGCCTCGGGGCCGGCTTTGCGGCGTCTAGGGACGCCTCTTGGGCCTCTTTACGCTTTTTCGCCCTCGTAGGGCTCTTTTTCTTGGTTCCTGCCACTGTTTTGGGTCCTTTTTGGCTAAAAAGCCTGTATTTTCGGGGAATGGTTCATTAAGAAGGCGCAGAAATAGCGCTAAGTAGTATAATAACACATCGGACCCCCGATGTCAAGCTAAATAGGCGAAAAATGAAGACCGGGTAGGCTTGATCGGGACACGATGGACTTTATAGGCTATATAGGTGTAGGGAAAGGTAGGATAGTTTATTTTGGCCTGTCTAATGTCCAGAGAGGGGGAGGGTGTATCGCGATTTTTTAAGTGTGGCTGTAATTTTACAGTCTCACTGTACAGAATTACAGCAAGCCTGTAAATCTACCGTGCCACTGTATTGAATCCTAGCCTCGGTAGAATTTCAGCGTCACATCGGCGTGACACCTGGCGATTCTAGTGAGGCTGTATAGGCTTTCAAGCTTTCAGGACCTTTCTTGGCACGGATCTTGCATGGAGCCTATACAGCCTACCTTGGCATGGATCTTGCCTGGAGCCTATACAGCCTATCATGGCATGGATCTTGCACTGGGCTCGGGGTATGCCTGGTGTGGGCTTGATAGGCTTGATAGGCTATGCGGTAAATAGGCTAATCGGTCAATAGGACAACGGGCTGTCGCGCGTTTTAGACTTGGCACGGTTCTTGCGGCGCTGCTTTGTCTTGTTTACACTATTAACAGGCGTACACGCGTAGCAAGAATCATGCCATAAACATTTGATAAAAAAGCAAAATAGGGCTTGCCAGGGGGGCTCACTGTGTTAAATTATCATTA